ATGTTTACAAAATATTTTTTTTATTTTTTACACTTTCTTTTTGGAAAAAGAAATAAAAAAAATTATTTTTTTTTTCTAAACTTTGTAATCAAAAATACATGTATAAAATCAAAATAGGTTAGATGTCGTGTATATCAGTGTATAAACCGGTCTCATGAAAAAATTTTGTCGGGTTATAATAATGAACGTACTCGTGATAGTACTCGTCGTGTTACTTATTTGGATGTTGTTGTCCAGGAAAGAGCAATTCACGGACAAAAAGGGTGAAGTCGTGAATCAGAAAGAAATAGATCTCACCTTGTATGACCCAGTGGAAGACTTTACCGTGTCGAACGATGTCATGGAACAGATGGTCCTCGAAACAAATAAACGCGTGTCTGAAATCACAGGTTTGTGTACTTACGTCGTGGAAACCACGTCGGTCAAAAAGTACAGAGACAAGGTCACCGGTGAAGAGATATACAGGTGTATGTTTATGATCATGAAGCGCGGTGGTTTCCCATTCGGTTTCTCCGTGTCTTCCGACATAAAGGTCATCAATGATCCAAGTGCACCTACCAGAAATTACACGAAATCCAAGGAGGATCAAGACAAGAAGCTCGCTGAGATAGCCGCCCTCATCATCGACGACTCTTTGACGCAACAGCAAAGAGACGAGAAGGCGAGAGACATCTTGGAAAGTTATGTGCGCGGTATATCTGAAAACAAACCAATCGTGATGATCTACGGTGTTCGCACACAACCACTCGGTGTGAATAAGGCGGTCGATGAAACCGTGTTTACGTCTAATGTAGACGTATACAAATTTGATGATTTTTCCCAAGTCAGGCGAAGTGAACTCGATGCTATCAAGTCTAAGCCACTCACTCAAAAGGTCGTGCGTTCAGCCGAAGAAATGTATGGACGCCCACAACTGGTCGAAACGAAGACAGTCGCAGCGCCTGAATTATTGCAAAAATAATTCGTTAAGATATTGTAATGATCAGTGTAGATGAGATATCTAAAATAACTGAAAAACGTAACCGTCTCAAAAAGGAGACGTACGTTAAGATCTACGAACAGATATCGAACAAGATACGAAAAAATGTAGAGTTCGGAAATAAACAGCTGTTCGCAGAAATACCAGCGTTTGTCGTTGGTTACCCAACATTCGATAGATTGAAAGCAACGCAATACATAAAACGTCAACTCGAATTGGGTGGATTTCAAGTATCTATGGTTAATGATTACGAAATATACATCACGTGGAGTGTTAAAAAGAATAAACCTCAAACAAAAAAACAACCACAACATGACGAAGACTTTGGTGATTTTCCATCGTTTGTTAATTTGAAAAAGGCTGCCAATAAATACAGGGGAAATGCGAAAAACAACTATTAAAAAAATTTCATTTTATGATAAATGGATAACCTCAATATCTTGGTTGAAGCCAAACGAGAATACTTGGGTCAATTGAGTGATATCATGTGTCCAGTTATGATAGAAAATTTTGAAAAAATGTACGATGAGGCGTACACCATGTCCAAGGGAAGAAAGGTTTTGATCATGTTCCAGAAACTTTTGAAGGAGGTTCCAAACTGGAGTGAAGCCATGTCTAAGCAACACACGGACGCTATCTCCAATCGCATCGCGTGGTTTAACGACCTTCTCGCGGCGGTTTTCGTGAGCTGCGTAAAGATTCTTTCTTCTGTTCGTCTAGGGAAGGATAACAAGAAGATCTCCCTTAAACTCCCAACGAACGAGGTTTTCGTGCAGACGTGTTACAACAATGTGGCGAAGGATATTTACAAGGATCCATACATTTTCCACGAATCGCAAAATGAATACGAACGTAACGACCAGTTGTATCAACGTATATCCACGGCCATCGAAGCGTCTGTTCGAGAACTCATTCCAGTTCAGCAAATTCTCCAAACCTACATGTCTCAAGATAACAAGGACATCGATATAGGAGAAACCATGGAAGACACGGAAGATCCCGATTTCTCCGACGAAATACCGGAGCCGGAGTCGGAGCCACAACCAGAGGAAATGGAACCTCAACCAGAAATGGATTCGGAACCAATGGGGGAAACTGAAGAACCCATGATGCCACCACCCATGGAAGAACCATCAGAAGGTGGGTCGCACTTGGATAACGAGTTTAAGACGATCAGTAACGTGAAAATGCCCGAGCCACAGATGACCGAAGAAGAGGATGATGACGTCCTTTTCCCAGACGCATCAGATGCTCGTGCAAAAAAAGTTGGTTATAATTAAATGGAACTTGAAGACTATCTGAGAGATCCCGCTTGGGCCGGTATAATTGCCGGTTTGATTACGGCTGGTTACATTCACATAAAGGCGAAGATTAATAACGAGGGTGCGCTACCAACCAGTGCGTACACTAAACCAGCCGCACTTAACGCTATTCTTGTTTATTTTATAATTTCAGGTGGTCTAGGTAAGAGAGAAAGCATATCTACAGAACCATTCGCTTAAAGAATAATCGCTTATTATTCAATAGTTAATAACCATGGCTTCTGTAAACGCTTTCAATGATATGATGGGTCAATTTCTTGCGGAATTGCACAAAACGTTTCCAGAAGAAAAGGGCATCAAGAAATGTATGTCGGGATTTGAACTCATGCGACAGACTAACCCGCGTCTGGTCGTAGACGGTTTCATGGCGGGGGTGAGTCCATTTTCGGATAAGATTTCCGCCAAGGATGATACGTTTTTCATCAACGAATTCAAGAATTTGGACTTTTTGAAGGATATTAACCTCGAAGGTCATTGGTCCAGCATCTCCGATGGCACAAAGGATGCTATTTGGCAATATGTTCAAACCTTGTACATGCTCGGTACCACTATCAGTAGTATCCCAGAAGACACTCTCTCCATGATTGAAAAGGTTGCAAAGCAATGTGCCGATCAAATGGAAAGTGATGGCTCCGGTATTGATGAATCCGCTCTCATGAAGACCATGCAAGGTATGCTGGGTGGTATGTTGAAAAAATAAACGTAATATATATAAATGAGCTCTTGGTTCAATGATCCTAAACAACTCGTGAGAACGGATAAAGTCCCAGAATTCTGGCCAACTAAATTACAGTCCTCAGCCGAGCGTGTGAACGCGGCCTCTAGATTTATCATCTACGCCGCGTGCGTACACTACATCATCAAGCGTGATGTTCGTGTATTCATTCTCGCTGCGACCGCACTCAGTGTTCTTTATATAATGGAAAAGTCTCAAATGGTGAAGGGTGGGGCTGAATACTACAATACGGTGAATAACAATTGCCAATTGCCTACCAGAGACAACCCAATGTCGAATTATTTGATGGGTGATAACCCAGAGCGCCCAGGTGCGTGTGCGTACCCAGATGTGAGTACCCAAGTGGATAACATGGTCGTGGGTAACACACCATTTGGACCAGCTCGCTCTAGATCTACGTTGCCAAAATACCAACAAAACGCCGTGTCTAGGCAATTTGTTTCCAGCCCGGTGACTACCGCAGTGAGCGATCAAACTGGATTTGCGGAGTGGTTGTATGGACGCAAAAACCAACCCATGTGCAAATCTGATCCAACCATGTGCGATCCAAATGCCCGAGGTGTCCAACTCGAAGCCTTTGCCGGCCTCGATCCAAACGGAGACAAGAGAAGTGGTATGCACGGATTCACGCACGCCTAGATAAATAAATCTTATGTAATAATAAATGGCTTACCAATTGCAGCCCGGTCTTAAGTTGGTTCAAAACCCAGCCGTTCCAGTGAACTGCGCAACCGAAGAAGTGTTTGTGTACCCTCAGCCCAGTACTCTTAACTATGGCTCGAGTCGACCAAACACAACTCTTTACGGAACTGCGCCATACATGGCTGGTAAGGGTGCCCCAGCGGAATTTATCGAAACGAGTGATGAGCTCCGACCACAATCGACTTCTCGTTTCAACAAGGTTCTCGCGAGAACTTACGAAAACAACTATTTCCCACTCCAAAATATGGAATGTAAGTTGCCTTTGCAAAGCATGAGCTACGAACCAATGAGTACCCGTGCTGAACTGCAAAATGGTCTTTTTACACAAAGATACGTAAATAAAAATATCAATAAGAAATAAGAATGGCTGATCCCATATCTGTTGCAGCTATAGCCGGTCTTATTTACGCAGGTCGGAAACTCAGTCAACCAGTGGAAAGATATGAACAACCACCAGTTCAGGCGACGAATGAAGTGTTCACGCCAGACATTCAAGAGGCTCCGGCGCCTCTCAAAGAATACCCACTCGAACAACCTTACATAAATAAGGGTGTCGTGAGTAACTTTGGAGACATCGCGCCCCAACAAAAGAGTGCGGGTGGTGAAATACTTAATATGAGAAACAGAATGTATGATACAGGTCGAATGAACAACCTTTCTCCAATTGAAAAGAGATTGGTTGGTCCAGGTTTGGGTGTGGATCCAAATGTGGAGTCTTACGGTGGTTACCAACAGCTTTTGCGTGTGAATCCAGAAAATGTTGGCGCTTACAGATTGACTACACTCCCAGGTAGATCTGGTCCAGCGTACGATTCGAAGGGTGGTCGACGTGGACGCGTTGGTCTCGTGTCTCATAATCGACCAGAGAAGACGGCCTTCTTGCCCGAACGCCTTCCAGTTACGTTTGGGCGTGCGCAAGGTATGTCTGGTAGAACTCCACGCGGAGAACACGAAAAGACGAAGCGCACAACCAACCGTTCAGAAACCGGTCTTCGCACAGACACACTCAGTGTTGCTCCAGCCAAGCGAATTGTGTCGGGTCAAACGCTCCCACAAGATCCAACGAGAAACAAGAAGGATGGTAACATTGAACAATACGCCTACAGAAACCAGCCACAACCAGGTATTCACAGCTTCAGACACGGTTACCTCGAGTCTCCAGCGGTGGCTATCGGAGAAAAACGTACATACGCCTCTCCACACACGGTCGAAGAACTCAACAAGTATGGTTTCAGACCAGATGAAAGACGTGGTAAGGCTAACCGTATGTCCGCTCCAGGTAGAATGAATGTTCGTGCCGATGCACTCAACCAAGGGGGTATGCTCACGAACGTGCGACTCGATACAACTCGGGTAGACGGTCGGGTCAACCCCCAGAACGGCGCTTGGACGCAGCAATACACGAATGATTCTTACCACGATTTCAACCCACACAAGGGTAACGCGAATCCATATGCATCCAATTCCAGCTTGAATGTGGCGAAGAGACAATTGTTGAATAACCCACTCGCCCACCACCTTTCCTAAATAATAATAGTATGAGTATTAACACTCATTAAAATATTGTCCATATATTTTAATGAAGGTCCATGTACTAGACATAGATAGTGGCGAAAGAGACCCGATACTTTACCCGGATCCAAGTGATTACACGATGTCACTCACAAACCCCGTGTATGACGTTTCAAAGATAACACTCGTGTCTGCGCGTGTACACAATAGTCAATTGCTTATTCACGATAGAAACAATACCTTTACTTTCAATGATAGTACGAGTGATTACGAAGTTGTACTCCCAAACGGCAACTACGACGGCGATGAACTCGCGCAAACACTTGAAACCTCCATTAACACGGCCGTGGGTGGATCCAATTTTATCACGAGCAACGCGTACGATTCTTCCTTGAACACCATAACCCTCGGTGCAACGAATACATTTACATTTAAGTTTTACGATGGTACGAATGGATACACGTCTACAGGTGAATACACGACGCCACACGATGTACTCGGGCTTCCGGCGCGTAACGTGTCTTCAACGGGCACATCAATCACCACGGGCTCGTTAAATTTACAGGGTGTGGATGCATTCGTCTTACGATTGAGTAGTGGTTCAGATGAATTCAATAAAACCATATACTCCGCGACTCCATTTTATACGGGTAGAATTTTGGTATGTGGGGACGTGATTAATTTTTCGAGTGGTGATGATACGGTAGAGCACAACTTTGATTCTGGATCTAAACAAAAGATAGATGATATACGAGTGCAGTTCTTTTACAGTAGCCACAATAGACTCATACCATACGATTTTAGAAATGCGAATCACGTACTGAAACTTGCGATCGCCTGTTCTACTGGTAAGGCCGAAACTGTGCCTCGAGTTGAAAAGGATTTCTCATTGCCTGCGCCTATGCACATACCTGATCTAGAGCATGTGAATAGATGGGATGCATTTGTATCCATCTTTTTGATAGTGTCTACGTGTGTTGTGCTTTTGCTCGCGATGAAGAAACCTAGCGCGTAACCGCGAAGATTGGTTGCGCTGGCTTTTGGACACGAGTGGACACGCGAGAAAC